GCCTTGGATAGATCCACGACGGGTGCGTTCTTGCGCAACGGCTACAATAAGAGTACCAACTCTTATGCGTGGTTGTTTGACAATTACAGCTGCCTCTCAGGAGGCGGTGGATTCACGGGACCGACAACGTCGATCCCGTCGGACAACACGATACTATCTCGTGGACTCGCTTTAACAAATCCAAATAGAGCCGATTTTTCGGTTCCGTTGTTTTTGTTTGAGTTACGAGAGCTTCCCGATATGATTCGTGAATATGGGCTCATGCTTCTCCGAGCTCGGAATCGCGTTAAAGTGCCTAATCAATCGAATTTGTCCTGGATGGACATTCCGATTGGTACGGCAAAACGCAATCTCGAGTATCAGTTTGGCATTATGCCCATCGTCAACGATCTCATAAAAATGCTTAAGTTCCAAGAACTCACGGATAAACGTTTCCGTGCGCTTAAGGACCTAAGCAAGGGTAGTAGCGTTCGTCACGCGACGGTGTATCAGGATACGAGTGTAGAGCCCTGGTCGGGCTCTACATTTCTTACTGGCCTCTACCAAGAGACCACTAAGATCCGTTGGCGTATGCAAACGGATAGACGCATCTGGGTTTCAACTCGTTGGAACACAGATGCTCCGCTTCCTGATTCGGATCAAGAGCTGCAACGACTTGCTAATCAACTTGTCGTTGGATCAAACATATCATTCGCAACTTTGTGGAATGCTATGCCTTGGTCATGGTTAGTTGATTGGTTTTCTAACACTGGAGATATTATCCAGGGTTGGGAAAATACCATCCCAGTTAACCATACTGGCTCTTGCATCATGAGGCATACTCGCAAGCAAGTTAATGCTTGGGAGTGGACTGTGGAACCGTCCGGAGGTCGTCAGACCCTCGCTCCGATTCCCAATCTCCGCGAAACTAAGTTTCGTTCGGCTGCCCCATCCTTCGTTCTACCAGAGTTCTACCTTCCGGGTCTTACCGGAGGGCAACTGTCCATCCTTTCGGCGCTTACCGTCGTAAAAGGCGGATAAGTGTACTAGTCCGAAAGGGAAGTTCTATGGCTATCGCAAATCCTCTTGTTTTGAACTATAACGCAGGGACTAAGTCCCTCGTTAAGATCAACCAGGATTCATTCGGCTCGGAGTATTATCTCCGAGAAGCAACCCAGGATTTTCGGGTTAAAATCCGACATTCCAAGGAAGCACCGAACGCCAGTAAGATCGTCATGGAGCGCCACAATGTGGAGCTCACTCAGACAATCTTTGGCACGGCCGGCGATCCGGACGTCGTCATCCAGGTGTATGCCGTCATTCGCAATGCGAAGACGTCTACCGCTGCTGACGTCGCCAAGCTTGGTGATGCGTTGTCTGATTTCTTGGACAACACTCACTTCCAGGATCTGACGAATTGGGTAAACTAACCCTCCTCGTTCTCGTCCTCATGGGAGTAGTATCCCTCGCGGGATGCTCTTCCCTCAAGCTTTCGCTGGGGGAGTTCCTTTGGGAATCGCAAGATTCCCAGGAGATCCAATCCCCAGGACAGGAGCCTGCGGCGATCTGACAAATCGCCACTGTGTTGCGATAGTAGGTGTCTTTAACGACCTCTGAAAGGAGGCACGTATTGACTAAACGACCGCAAACCATAGACTTCGTAGAGTGCTACCGAGCCATCTATAAAGATTGGCTCGCTATCCACCCTGAAGACCACTCTGAGGCGGAACGTGATAACAAGCGTATCGCCCTAGAATACGAGTCTAGAGGCCTACCGTTCTTTACGATGGACCTCCCTGCCATTGGCAAGGTCTTAGACCATGCTCTTGACAAGGGCCGACTTGACCTAACTGGACTTCCTCATATGAGGAGGTTTAAGAAAGGTTCCAGCATCCCCAGATTTCTCCGGGGGTTTTGGATTCGGCTTTTCGACTCTAATGGTCGTCTCCTCGAGGACGTCGATCCAACTACCATCCTCTTCCTTCGTACAATTCTGTACCTTGGTAAGAAGGTGAAGTTGGAATGTGCTCCTCGCTACGTGAAAAACGCAGTGAAGGAATACTTCGATGTCGAGACACTCCTACCCGATGTTCCCGAAGTTTGGGTTAATCCTACTGTACGGGTTGACGGCTCTTTTGCTGATAGTACGGATTCTATATCCGATATTATCAGCTTGAAGCCGGAACTCGTCAGTCAGGACTCTCCTTTCTTCGAGAGTTCAAAGGGCACACGAGCGTTCCTCGAGGCCATCCAGAAGAATCTGGATGTTCTATCGGCTGAATTGGGGTATCTAGAAGATGCCTCAATCATGCCGAAACACGGACCTGGTGCGGTAAGTGAAACCGCGGTGGATCGTTATAAGTATAACTTTCCATCCTGGAATCCGCGTCTTGAGCAGGTGCTCCCATTCCTAGAATTCGGTGTTCATTCTCCGGATTCTGTTCTGGAAGGGTCCTACCCTGTTCTCTTTCCTCCATTGGAGGAAGCGGATAGCAAACTTATTGCTGTCCCAAAGACGCAAAAAGGGCCGAGGCTTATCGCTTCGGAACCTATTTGTAATCAATGGGTACAGCAAGGTATTGCTAACGCCTTGCGAGAACGGATCGGCGTCACGAGCTTAGGGAAATGTATCGATTTCTTCGATCAGACCCCTTCGCAACGCGACGCTCTTGAGTCGTCCCGTCATGGTCGGCGAGGTACAATTGACTTGTCCTCGGCTTCCGATAGACTGTCCTGTTGGCTAGTCCAGCGAGTATTTAGGCGCAATTCGCGTCTTCTTACTCTTCTGGCTGTTAGCAGAACGATCCATCTTAGCAACCCAACTTTCACAGACTTCCCCGCTAGAATAGCGTTAAAGAAGTTTGCGTCTATGGGTTCCGCCCTAACCTTCCCCGTGCAGAGTATTGTCTTCGCGGCTCTTGCTGTCAGTTACGGTTCAACCGTTACCGGTCGCTCGATACGCGATACTCTCCACGAAGTCCGTGTGTTCGGAGATGATATTATCATTCCCCGAACATGGGTGGACGGCTTCTCTAGCTTGCTAGAGATGTTGTACCTGAAGGTCAACCGCAGCAAAACTTTTTATCACGGAAAATTCCGTGAGAGCTGCGGTATGGATGCCTATGGTGGCGAAGATGTCACCCCAGGCTATCTTAGACAACCTTCAGGAGCACTCCACACGCGCGAGGCGCTTGGTTATCTTGAGGTGATCAATAATCTCTTTCTTAAGGGATTCTGGCACCTCTCGACCTACCTTGAACGGACAGTTCCTTGGAGCAGAAAGCTCCTTGTAGTGAACCGCTCAGCGCGCGCCTTTGGCTTAGTATCCTTCTGTAACGGTCTTCCAGAGCATCAGCGAAAGCTAGTGCGCTGGGATCCCTACTTACATCAGGATATTATTCTCGGACACCGGCTTGTTAGCCGGCGCCCGGAAGTAAGCCTAGTGGAGTCCTGGAACGGACTAACCTCTTTCTTCTTTCAACCAAGAATTGGTTGGAGTCGAGAGGATTCTCAGACCCTAGTACAAGAGCAATGTATGCCCTTGTCTGCGGTACTAGAATCAAGTTCCA